CCATTGGTTTTTGGTGATCTATGGGTGGACACAAGTGATTTAGAAAACTATCCAAGACTGTATCGCTGGCAGCCAGTGAATGGAGTTGATCAGTGGGTGGCCATCGACAACACTGATCAAACTACAGAAAATGGTGTGTTATTTGCTGATGCACGTTGGGCACCAAACGGCACTACAGATCCTATCACAGCACCGTTCCCAACTATCACTAGTTTGTTGACCAGTGATTATTTAGATCTAGATGCTCCACAATCTACACTGTATCCACAAGGCATGTTGTTGTTCAACACACGTCGTTCAGGATTCAATGTCAAGAGTTTCCAAGTTGATTACTTCAATGCTGACACATTCCCAGATGACACACTGCCCACAGTGACCAATGCCTGGGTAACAGCCAGTGGACTAAAAGCCAATGGTGCTCCATACATGGGACGCCAAGCACAACGTGCCATGATTGTGGCTGCACTGAAGTCGGGCATTGACACAAACACAGATATTCGTGAAGAACAACGTCAGTTCAACTTGATGGCAACTCCTGCATACCCAGAATTGATGCCAAACATGATTGCACTCAACAACGAGCGCAACAACACAGGCTTTGTGATTGGTGATACACCGTTGCGCTTAGATCCACAAGACATCCTGCTGTGGGCCAGCAACAACAACGGTCTAGGTCTAGACACAGGCGACGGCTTGACAGTGGGCAATCAATACATGGGCGTATTCTACCCAAGTTGCCAAACAACTGACTTGAGCGGTAGTCCAGTGGTGACAGCACCAAGTCACATGATGATTCGCACAATTATTCGCAGTGACGAAGTATCATTCCCTTGGTTTGCTCCAGCCGGAACACGTCGTGGTGTAATTGACAACGCTGTACAACTTGGCTATGTCAATGCTACCACAGGCGAATTCACATCATTGGGTGTACGTCAAGGTCTGCGTGATGTCTTGTATGAAAATGCAATTAACCCAATCACATTCATTCCTGGTGTTGGTATCACTAACTTTGGTAACAAAACAACCACAAGCCTTACAACCGCTATGGATCGTATCAACGTGTCACGTTTGGTTGCATTCATCCGTGGACGCTTGGACATCATCGGCAAGCAGTTCTTGTTTGAACCAAATGATCAGATCACACGCAATCAGATTAAAAACGCAATTGACGGTCTAATGATTGACCTGGTTGCTAAACGTGGTATCTATGACTATCTAGTGGTGTGCGATGCATCAAACAACACTCCTGCACGTATAGATCGCAACGAATTGTATGTTGATATTGCCATTGAGCCAGTCAAGGCTGTTGAGTTTATCTACATTCCAGTTCGTATCAAGAACACCGGAGAAATTGCTGCCGGAGGCTAATAAAATAGGGACCCGGTCCCTATTTTTAGTCACGTATAGATAACATAAATAACAGTAACAGAGGATAAAAATTATGGCTTCAGCATCGTTAAACAAAATGACAGTACCCTTGGCAAGTGACGCTAGCCAAGGCAGTACAGGTATATTAATGCCAAAATTAAAATATCGCTTCCGAGTGATATTTGAAAATTTTGGTGTGCAAGGTGGTCCGGTTACCGAGATGACCAAACAAGTCATTGACTTTACACGCCCAACAGTGACATTTGAAAATATAGATATTCCAATCTATAACTCCACTCTTAAAATGGCTGGCAAGCACTCATGGGGTGATGTAAGTTGCAACTTGCGTGACGATGCCGGAGCCAATGTACAACAACTGGTTGGATCACAACTGCAGAAACAATTGGACTTCTTTGAAATGGCATCAGCGGCTGCAGGTGCAGATTACAAGTTCACAACCAAGTTTGAAGTACTTGACGGTGGCAATGGTGCTGTTGCTCCAACTGTGCTTGAATCATGGGAATTGTATGGCTGCTACTTGAAAGAAGTAAACTATGGTGATGCCAATTACGCAACCAGTGAAGCAATGACTATTGCACTGAGTATTACCTTTGACAATGCCAACCAGGTTGTTGGTGGTGGTGTTGGCGAAACAGGCACCATCCTTGGCACTACACTAGGCACAGTAACTGGCTTGGGTGGCACGCAAGGCGCCTAAGTAGTCTAATGAGTTTTGGACAAAACTTTCTAAAAGGTTTTATTGGCGACAACGGGTTAAGAGATTATACCCATGCCAGTAAAACCTTTCGTACAAATGGATACGAACTTGCACCACGACTCAAGTTTAACTTCCACACATTCTTCAATTTAAATTCTGGTGCAATCCCATTCTTGCAAGCCATGGTTGGCAACGGCGATGCTGCCAGCATTGGCCTGTCGGTTAAAACCATTGACTTGCCCAGTTATCAAATATCAGTTGACACAATGAATCAGTACAATCGCAAGCGATTGGTACAGAGTAAAATTGAATATCAACCTGTTACCATAACATTCAATGATGATGGTGGTGATTTAATTCGCAACATGTGGTACAACTACTTCAGTTACTACTATAAAGATCCTGTGCAACAGTATGAAGGTGTGCCAAACACCAACGGAACTTCGGGCAATCTACAAACCACACCCACAGGCTTTGGCTACAACACACGTGACACCTACAGCAATGATAGATTTGTAAACGACTGGGGTTATATAGGTGAAAGTTATACTGATGGAACATTTGCTCCAGAAGGTAAGCCACCTTTCTTTCGCGATATCAAAATTTACGGACTTAATCAGCACAAGTTTGCTGCCTATGTGCTGGTGAATCCAATGATCACAGATTGGAAACACGACACCTATGACTACAGTCAAGGCAACGGCATTATGACACATACCGTGACAATAAGATATGAAACTGTAAAATACTATTCAGGTGCCATTGGTGCTGTGCGTCCTGATACCAATGTGGTTGGCTTTGCTGATCCCAATCGTTACGATCAAATTCGCAGTTCAATCTCGCGCCCTGGCAGTCAGTCAACTGTGCTGGGACAAGGCGGTCTACTGGATGCGGGCGTGGGCATCTACGAAGATTTGACTGCACTGATGTCTGGTCGCGGCAGCCTTGCCAATGTGATTGGTGGTGTACAAAAAGCACTGAATGTAAACCAAACACTGAAGAAAACACCACTCAGCAATATCATACGCAATGATGCAAATGCTGTCAAGCAAGATGTGTTGCGCAACAGTTTACCGGGCGCAATGCGCAACGCGGCAAACTCTGCCAACAGTATGTTATTTCCTAAACAACCGCCTCCTAGAACATGAACTCAGTTAATAATACCAACTATAATCTGGATCTCACTGTGAGAGTGTTTGACAGCTTTTACGGATATGAGCAGTTTGTTGACAGCAATGAGTGGGATGCAGTTCTCAGTTACTTCAAATCAATATACACTACTGATTCTGCCGCTGCCAACTTTGCCACCGCACTGTTTAGAGTTTCCAATGAACAAAGCATACCTGCACTGTCATTGTTACAGCAGATGCAAACAACTGAAAACACTGCAGAACTAAACTTGACTCTGGCCTACTATCTTAACAATCAACGTAGCAACAGCACTTTGCTTGGCGTATCACAACCTGTGCAGCCAAACTACTATGCGGCACGAAATGTCCGGGCATGAGCAAGTTTGCGCAAGGACCCTACACTGTAAAAAATCCTGCCAAATATGTGGGCAAAGGTGTGCCACGTTATAGGTCAGGATGGGAGTTGAGTTTTATGCGATTCCTGGACAACAACGACAATGTGATGCAGTGGGCCAGTGAAAGTATACAGATCCCTTATCGCAATCCTGTTACAGGAAAACAAAGCATATATGTGCCGGACTTTTTGATCACTTACAGAACACGCCAAAACACCTTGATTGCAGAAGTGATCGAAATCAAACCTAAAAAACAAAGCATCATTGAAAGCAAAATGAGCAACAGAGACCGTATGGTCGTGGCCATCAACTACGCCAAATGGGCATCTGCAACCAAATGGTGCAACCGTAATGGCTTAAAATTTCGCGTTCTAACTGAACAAGATCTTTTCCATCAGGGCGGCGGAAAATAACCTGTACTATACCGCAAAAGCGGTAAATATGGTATGAACTTATTTTTGGAAAACAAGTATACCAAGACCTATTACGCTATTATTAATAGGGCTAAATCTCGTCAGATTTCTACTAATGTTTATGTTGAAAAGCATCACATTATTCCGAGAAGTTTGGGCGGAGATAATTCCAACGAAAATTTAATAAAGTTAACTGCTCGCGAACACTTTATTTGTCATTTGTTATTAACAAAGATGACTGATGGAAATAATATGTATAAAATGATATTTGCTTTTATAGCAATGTCTAGGACAAGCAATAATCAAGAGCGATACAAAGTTAACAGTAAACTATTTGAGTCTTTAAAGAAACAAAAGAAATACACATTAGAATCAAGGAAAAAGATGTCAATATCCGCAACAGGAAAAAAACAAACATTGGAAACTATTGAAAAAAGAGTTGCACATTTTCGTGGTAAGGAATCTCCAATGAAAGGAAAATTTGCACATTCGGACCAATCAAAACAAAAAATTTCTAATAAACAAAAACAGTTATTATCAACATTAAGTGCTGAAGAAAAAGCCGCAAGAACTAAAAAATCATGTTCTTCTCCAGAGAGTTGGACCGAGTCTAGAAAAGAAAAAATTAGTAAAGCCCTGACAGGAATAACAAGATCAACAGAAACAAGAGAAAAAATTTCTATTGCTAATAAAAATAGATCTGAAGAACAAAAATTGTCTTGCGGTGATACCAATCGTGGAAAAACTTGGCGATTAGTCAATGGTAAAAGAGTATGGTTTTCTAAGGAGAAACAAAATTACTAAACGTCTTGAAGAACTTTTTGATATGGCGCCAAGTGAAAACGATACAGAAGTTAGCACTCCTGGTAATCTCACAATAGAAGATACTAAAACAGCGTTAATTGAAATCGATGCTACAATTGACAAGATTGATGCTGCCTTACCTGGCGTCCGAGATTTAGATAATTCAGATGAAGAATTAGACGAATTAGCAACAATGGCCAAAGACAGTTTTCGTGACTTGTCAGATTTAGCGTTTAACGTTGACAGTCGCTATGCCAGTGAAATATTCGCAGTGGCAGGTGCCATGCTGGGACATGCGTTAACAGCTAAAACAGCCAAGATGAACAAGAAACTCAAGATGATTCAGTTGCAGTTGCAAAAAGCCAAACTGGATCTGGACCGGGAAAAACGTGCAGGTGATACTGAAGAAGAATCTGTGGAAACTGCTGAAGGTCAAGTGCTGAGTCGTAACGATTTATTGGATCGACTAATCGGCACAAGAGATCAAAAGAATAAACCTGCATAAATATCGTATAGGGATTGATTATGAAACATTTTAAAGAATACTTGTCAGAAAACGAAA